CCCGGAAAATTTTCATAAATAGCGAAAACCCGCGAGGTCGCCGCCCCGTAACCTGTCGGATCGCCGGAAAGGACCCGCAAAATGATAATAATTATCATCTACATGTCACAACGTGCATCTACGCCATCAAACCACGTCAAATAATCAATTATGACGCAGGTATCGTATTAATTGATCTGCGTCAACTTAACGTAAAAACAACTTCAGACAATACAAATCAGCGACACTGAATACGGGGCAACCTCATGTCAACGAAGAACAGAACCCGCAGAACAACAACCCGCAACATCCGCTTTCCTAACCAAATGATTGAACAAATTAACATCGCTCTTGAGCAAAAAGGGTCTGGGAATTTCTCAGCCTGGGTCATTGAAGCCTGCCGTCGGAGACTAACGTCAGAAAAGAGAGCATATACATCAATCCAAAGTGATGATGGATGAACATCCCGGTTTCTTCCACCATCGCACCGGAAAAGCGACTATGAGGGTAACCCTGCGTCTGTCAGCACAGTAAAACCCGGTGTGCATCGTTTTTGATTATTCCCGCACACTCACGCAGAAGGAATTCCCCGTCGGGCTACGGTCATGGTTAATGCGGGAATACGGCGACGATACAGCGCATAATGTGTCAGGCTTGAATACCTTTATCGAATCCCGGTAATAAAAACTGTCCCTGTCTCTCCAGACGTTCCAGCTTTGCAAGCAATTGAGGTTTTTTCGTTCTCCCCCAGCGATTGAGCAGACGGCCTGACATGCTGGCGACATCCTTCTCTTTCATGTACTCCAGCATTACGGCGTTACGTTCTGCTTCATAACTTTCGCTGTACTTACGGAGTTCTGCTGACATCCAGTTAAACGCATTGATATAGGCTTCTTTAACAGCATCGGCTTTTGCCCCGTTAAATCCCATAACCAGCATAACGAAGCCACTAAAGTCCATGCGGTAGTAAATCTGTTTCTTGTCAAAAATACCTAAGTCATTGATTTTCTCGACGGCCCAAAAATGGGTTGTCGAGAATTCCTCAGAACATCTCAAACATTTAATAGCCCTAATCACATGCTGATGGCGTTTACCAAATGCCCTGGCAATCTGGAAGGTGTCAGTTACCGGTTGACCTTCTGCTGCGGTAACTAACTGGCGAAAGTCGAAGTCATGATTCGCAATTAATTCATTCATGGCGTTGCCTGCTTCTTTGAAATGAACCTTTGCCGCATAGGAAACCAGCCCACCGAGGCTCGCCAGCACTAACTGGTATCCTCAAAGGCCCATTCCAAAGGGTCAGGTTCGGTGTTTATTGTGCGCTGCGGTGCGCGGTGAAATACCGGTACAAAAATGCCCCGCATCTGCGAGGCATTTTCCTGAAAGTCACTTGTTAAATTTCAGTGAAATTAAAATTATTTTAAGCACTGCGTCCTGATGTATTCCTGCAGGTAGTTAACCTGCGCGGTTATCTTGTCGATTCCACCTCGGAGACGGTAATAATTGAGTTCAGCATCTGCTGTAAGTCCTGGGCTTTCTCCATCGCCCATGCTGCTGGCTCCGGTCGTTGACTTTGCACAGGTGGCGGAGACTTGCAGGCGCTTACGCCCAGCAGAAACATCAGCACGGAGACTTTCGATAGTCGCATTAGCATCAGCAAGCTCCTTTGTGTATCTGGCGTCAAGTTCTGCTACATCACGTTGCCGCTTCTGCATATCAGCGATGATGGATGTGGCTTTATCGCGCTGCTCTTTGTAGGCGATGGCGTTATCACGGTAATGATTAACAGCCCATGACAGGCAGGCGATAATGCAGATAACCAGAGCGGAGATAATAACGGTTACCCTGCTCATTGTTGCCCCCACAAACAGACTTCACGCTCAATCTCGCGGCGAGTCATCAGCCCTTTCCATTGCTTACCGCCAGCGTATGTCCAGCGCCGTAGCTGATCACATGCGCTTTTGATATCGCCCTGGTTTATTTTGCGAAGAAGCGTCGATGTTCTGAAATTGCCAGCGCCCACGTTGTAAACGAACGAGTAAAGAGCGCCGCGCGTTGTTTCCGGTATATCGACGTTGATGTACGGGTTAATTTGTCTGGCGACCGTGGCAAGGTCTTTATTCAGGAGGGCTTTGCATTCTGCTTCGGTATACGTTTTACCGGGCATGATGTCTTTTCCGGTGTGTCCGTGACATACAGTCCATACGCCAACGATATCTTTGTATGGTATGTAGCTGACACCTTCCAGACCATCGTTACCACCTGGACCAGTGATGAGCACAGACGCTATGGCAACAGCCCCACCACCAATAGCAGCTGCAACAGCCTTGCGTAATGACGGCGACATTATTCACCTCTCGCAGCCTTACGCTTATCTTCTTTAATCTTGAAATAAAGATTTGTCAGATACGTCAGCAGGCCAAACAGCAGACTTCCCAGCACACCTATTGCCACCCACTGGGACGGAGAGACTTTGTCCAGCAGCTGCAGTAACCAGTATCCCGTCCCCACCGCTGACGTGGTGTATGACACACCTGTTGTGATTTTTTCCATCTGATGTATGTCTCCGTCACCGCCGACAGAAAATGAAAGTAAAGAAAAACAAAAAAGCCGCCAGTGTCACCCACTGACGGCCAACGCCGGGAGCCGTGATTATGGCATTCAGGCTCTGCTAAAAATGCCAGATAACATTCCGGCCTCCCCTGATTCAGGTTATAAATGACACAATATCTTGACAACATCCGTCACTGTCTGTCAGAAAATGTACTGCCATATAGAAGCAACATGTGAAGTACATCTATCCTTTTGAGCCAGCACCTCTCCACCGAAAGTCAGTGCTGGCTGTTTTTTTCCTTAATAAGGCATCTGTAACTGAAACAATCCGCATATTGATAATATATTGACAGGCATCATTGCTGTCTGTGAAAAATAAGTCTCTACAAACATATAAGGCCTTTTAGCCAGCGTCTTCTTTTTCAGGTCAGTCGCTGGCTTTTTTTATTATGCTGCCGGTGCATTTATCTCCAGCATCAGACTTTCTATCTCAACGCCATACGCTGCATTTTTTGTAACATCCGTCAGCGTCAGCGCATTCAGTCCCAGTGTCAGACTGTCTTTTATAACCTGGAATGCCGGGCCAGCCACTCCATTCAGTTTCGGAGTAACCGTGGCACTGCCGGCGGTGAACACCAGCTCCAGCGTCTGCCAGTCGTTACCGTAATCGCCGAACTCCCCCAGCTTCGTGTTTCCGGCTTTCCTGTGATGCATCAGATTCACTCTGCCGTCAGTGGTCTGAGTGAAGTACGACATCAGGAACGGATTACCGGTACCCGTCATCGCCACACCATCAGGAACGGGAGCATCCGTATACAGATAAATCCCCAGCCCGAACTGATTGTTGGTCAGTGCGCCTGACAGGCGGAACTTACAGGTCAGTCTGCCGCCCTGTGTCAGCAGGGTAATTGCGTCATCCACCGGATGCGTCAGGGACCAGGTTTTATTGCTCTGCTTGGTGATCTTAAATACACCATCTGACAACTGAATTCCGCCATCCTTAATGCTCCAGCCCTGCGCAGCAGCCTCTCCGGCTGCCGGCAGCAGGGAGATTGTGCGAACGGACGTATCTGCAGACGGACCCGATGGCGTGTTGCCGCCGGGCGAGGGTTTGATTTCCGGTGCCTTACCACTGATGAAGGCTGAGGTGCGCCCGGCTGCGTTCAGAATAGCGGTTGCCAGACGATCCGGAATAATGCTCCTGCGCGCCCATGAACTGAAATGTGTCGGGCGGTTTGATGATACCTGGTTTCCATTCGTTCTCGATGCCGCACCGTAATATCCTGATGCCGGAATATCCGGATCTTCTGCCGGCGCGTTAGTGGCGGTATTGACGCCGTTACCGTCTGTCATGAAGGGCACAAAATAAACGCCCTCACTCTCCCTGTTTTTATACCCGCCGTACACGGTGTCGTACTGGGTAGCGTATGTATTTTTCCAGTAATACGTCGTGTCACCACAAACCCACGGCACATCTGCAGCACTGCCACCATGGCACTGCGCGTTAAACACGGAGAGGTCAGCACGAAACTGTGTCAGCATGGCTGTAAACAGCGCAGGTTGCTGTGCGTGGGTGGCGGCGCTCATGTCAAACTC